AAGCTGTCTAAAACTTCTGTTCCGCCGATCATGATGACTCCTGCGACGGTTCCGCTAGACACGTCTACTCCTCCAGACAATAAATTAGACTTTACGTTTTCTCTAACCGTGCGAGCTATCGCGACTGGGTCCTTCCAGTCTTTAACTGGCGAAGCCCCAAAAACTATAATCCCAGAATTTAATATCCCTTTGTAGTCGTTTTTATCGAACGAGCTATAACTACTGTCTTTGGAAGATGTAAGATTAAATAGATGAAACAATCCACAGAAATTACTATTAGCTACGTTCCAAAACTTGGAAATGGCTACGTTGGGGTATAGTTGAGAAACCTTTTCGTTGTCAACGATAATTAATGGCGATACTATCTTTTCCCTGACCAAAGAAACTATGTTCCTTAGGGTTTGGTGCGCGTTCTTGTTCACTTGCGCACCCTCCGACTTCTTGGGTAAAGTCAAAATTACTCCTACTTGTTTTTCTGTCGTTTTTGTTATTTCCTGAACTTCTCTAGCTAAGTTGCATAAAGGTACGACCATGCCCGAACCCGAACCGCCCCCTGCGCCAGCGCAAATAAATATCCGATCGAAAGTGTCTCCGAAAGAATATCTCATAAAATCGAGAACATCTTCCCCCTTTTCCTCGAGAGCCTTTCTGGCTACGTCAGGATCTTTTCCTGCCCCACCATTTCCGATACATAATTTGTGTTCAATGTCTATTGAATTTAAATCTTGCTCAGCCGTATTAATCGCCGCAACTCTCTTGTATCCCATTTTGTGAAAAGTTTCTACAATCCTTGATCCTCCCTGTCCGGCCCCTAGGAAACAAAATTTAAATGCACCCTCCACTTCGTCCTCTATCGTTCTTAGGCGAAAAGAGGCCGCGTCTTCCGCTTCTGGGACAAGCATGTCGGGTAAGGATAAATCAAAAGAGCCTTCCCCATAGAGGGATTTTATTTGATCGTCATTATTGATTTCGCTTTCTTCACTCATGATAGTTATTACACTTTTTAATTACGTTTAGGGAGCGGCGGTTGTGGTTACCCAGCCGGTCGTAGTTGTGGTTGCCCAGCCGGTCGTAGTTGTAGATGGAGCGGCGGTTGTAGTTGTAGATGGAGCGGCGGTTGTAGTTGTAGATGGAGCGGCGGTTGTAGTCGTTGTGTCATCATTCGTGATTGTTACCGTATGCACGCTAGTACCTAGCGCTCCGACGCCATACTGCGAAGTTACGTTAGTCAAAGTTACCGTAAAGGTCTCACTACTTTCGACAGTTTCATCTCCAGAAATTACCACAGACACATTCATAGAGCTTACTCCGTCGGCGAAACTTAAGGTGCCGCTTGCTGATGTGTAGTCTACTCCAGCCGTTGCAGTACCATTAGCGGTAGCGTAAGCCACGGTAGCCGTACCATTAGTATCACTCCTAGCGACCGCTATCGTATGCGTATGCGTAGTATCTCCTTCCGCCACGGAAGAAGTCGCAGCAGAAAATCCTATTGTAGAAGTATCATCATTTGTAATCGTGACTGTGTGTGTGCTAGTGCCTAATGCCGCTGCGCCATATTGCGAAGCAGCACTGGTTAGTGTCACCGTGAAGGTTTCGTCGTTTTCTACTATCGAATCTCCGGAAATTGTTACGGACACATTCATAGAACTTACTCCGTTGGCGAAACTCAAGGTACCGTTTGTCGCTGTATAATCTACTCCAGCCGTTGCAGTACCATTAGCGGTAGCGTAATATACGGTGGCTGTACCATTTGTGTCGCTCCTAGCAACCGCTATCGTATGCGTAGATGTTCCAGACGCTCCTTCAGATATGGAGGAAGTCGCAGCGGAAAATCCTATTGTAGAAGTATCATTATTCGTTATCGTAACTACGTGCGGGTTGGTTCCAGTTATAGATGCCGTACCTACTGTTTGGGTTGGATTTGATAAAGTAATATTAAAGGTTTCGTTATTTTCGTTATCCGTATCTCCGGCAATCGTTACAAGGAACGAACTGCTCACTACCCCCGCTGCAAAAGATAAAGTCCCACTTTTAGCGGTGTAGTCTGTTCCAGCGTTCGCCGTAACGTTTCCTGTGGCATAATCTACCGTAGCTGTACCGCTGGTGTTTCCGCTTCTATTTACTGTTACTGAATGATAAGATACTCCAGAATTTCCCTCCGTTACGGAAGAGGTTGCAGCGGCAAACGAGAGAGTACTTGCTGGCGCTTCAGTCGTCGTTGTTCCACCGCTTGTAACCAAGCTCACAAGAGAAGCGGAAATTGCATCTACCACAGCATAAGTGACCGTTATATAACCACTAATATCCGTATAAACTCCTTGCCCCTTAGGGGAGAACACTGGAATACCGAAGCTATTAGCTCCTTGCTTTAAAGAAGAAAGATATGTGCCCGCGCCATTAGCTGAAGCTCCTAACTTCCCAGAGCCAGAAGAAACTAAGACGTCATAAATAACGATACTCTTATCCGAGCTTGGTGCAGCAATCAATAATCCGTCGTTAGAAGATAGCCAAGTGGGGTTCCTGCTTACAGCTAGCATTGAGCTTCTTTGGCCTGTGTTTCTACTCTTCATCTTCTTTTTCGCTCGTTTGACTGTGGTACAATATGCTTCCCATAAACGAACTAACTTGGTGTTCTAAACATATTTCTGACACTTTTTCTACGGTTTCGTGATTCTGGTCTACGGGTTTTTTGCAGTACCCCGCTATAGACTCTTCCCAATCGCTCGGATTCTCATTAGATATGATAACTTCCGCGACGTCGGTTGCCACTTTCTTTTGATCTTTATTTAGTCTTTTAACTTTATGGGCTTTTCTTAAATGAGCACACACGTCTTTTTCTAAATCTTGAAAAAGAATGATGTTGTCTTTGATTTTGCTAAAGCTAAACAGGCTCGACATCGACTCTCTAACTTTTTGTTGAGGTATATCGCCAGTGTCCGTCGGTCTTCCCGCTGGTTGTTTGATTTTTGGTTTTTGCGGGCTGTCCGTGGGCTCAATACTCTTGTCAGACTCTCTTTGAAGTTTTGCGTTTTCCTTTTGAGTGTAGGGTCCACCTACGATTGGCTCGTAAAGGCCTTTGTCTCTTTGCGCTCTAAACGTTTTTTGAGACTCCACTGATTCTTCTGGGGTGGGCAGCCTTCCGGTTTCTATAGCCTTCAAGCCTTCCTCCGGCGTCAAAATTCCTATCTCGACCAACCTGCTGTAAACCTTTGCGAAGTTCGTGCTTTCTCTTAAGGAGATTTCGTCAAAAAATGGAGTAGGGTAGTTCTTGAGTTTTATCTCAGAAGCTATTCTTTTGATTTCGGGAATTAAAAAGTCATTAAGAAAGGTCTCCCTAGCCTGCTTCAGCCTAGCTAGGAAAATTTCTACCTTCATGGAGAAGCTACTAGCCTTGTCGCTTGAATCCGTGGAGCCCGCTCCCGCTCCGGTAATCATACTGTTTAACCCTGCTTGGATATCCGCGTTAATAACTTGATATTTTTTGGGATCTAGTAAGTCGCCGATTTGAGGAATTACGAAGCTTGCTTTAGTGGTGTAGTCGGCTATAAGAACTCTTCCCACGGATTGGTTTTCGAAAAGCTTCTGCAGCTCCACCAAGTTCTTTTGGTTAACCCCGCCTTTGTCTGGGTCAGTACCGGTGGTTACAAGCAATACAGCCTGCTGCATTGTTCTGGCTATCGCCATGTCCATGCGTTTTAATTCGGATTTAAAATTAATGTCTTCCAGAACGGGGTATCCCATGGGAACCGCGAACGGCTCGTAATCCATCTTTTTATAAAAAACGGCATATATCTTGTCTGCGTCCAAGGGGATATTAATGCTGTTCATAATTCCCCCAGTGTTTATCAACTTCTTAACGCTTTCTGGTAAGGATTCTCTAATCTTTTTGTCTTCGTCCGTCTTAGGGTTCCTAATTCTTTCCAGTTCGTAATCTGTTAGCACTTTGTTGTATTTTTTTATGTCAGCAGAAAAACTTAAAGATCCAGATAGCTGAATATCTGCTGGATTAAGCGTAACATACCTGTATGGAATTTTGATTTTCTTTGCCCCGAAGGTTTGAGAGATCTTCCTGACGTCCGCTTGCTTTAATGAGGCGTCCAACCTGTACAGAAAAACATTCCCCGATCTAAAATACTCCCTGAAAAACTGATCCTGCAAATCCCAAATATTTATTTTTTTCAAAAGAGCCTCAAAAAAGGCTCTAGACTTTTTGCTGCCACCCTGAAAATAGATCCGTGCCGCAGAAAATTCCGTCATTAAGTCTATGGCGTTCCTGAAGACGGAGAAATTATAATAAGCTTTTTGACACAATTTTACAGCATCCCTCACGGAGAGGCCACTTCCGTTTTCGGAAACCTTAAACGGAACTAGACCTTTATCGATGTTCCCGAACTTGTCGGTTCTTTCTATCGTGCTGGAAGCGTTTCTTCTGACGGAGGTTCGACTAGAGGCGTTACTTTTACTAGGGGGCATTGGAGAGGAAGCTTCTGAAATCATAATGGGCTTAGTGTCTTCAGTCTTCTTTGCTCTCGATTTTCTTTTAGCATTAGTTGTTTTCTTGGGAACGCTCATTTTGGGGATTTTTGGGTTATTTTGTTTAATAAAATCTTATTTTAGATTACACCATTCTTGGAACAAAGGTCGGCGCTGAATTCTCTAATTTGTAATTTCTCATATCGAAGTAACACTTTACCGCCCAGTTGGCTAAAAGTAAAGCCGTATAATTATCTTTTCTTGCTCTGGTCGCTGAGTTGTTTCTTTTCAAATGCTGCGGTAAATCGAAGGTCTGCGTACCTCTGGCTGTGGTTTTAACCTCCACTAAGGCGCACTGTTTCTTAACTTGGTACACTAGATTATCTTGAGTTTCTACGAATTCTCCCAAGTTTTTTTCGTTAATATCGCTTAATTTAACCTTAGACATGACTTGTCTATCAAATTCTGAATTATTAGCCGTAGCTCTTGAGGCGAACCAAATTTTCTTATAATCCATATTCGCCTGAAGCAGCTCGTTGGATTTCCTGATCCAATCACTAGAAAATACCTGATTAAACACGACTCTTCCGTCCTCTTTATTATGCGCTCTTTTAAAATCTCTTACTTGCTTAATGTAATCTATCCCCTCTTTATTCGAGTCAAATTCGATTGTCTTTAAGTTAATTTTATGATCTATAAAGAGTTTAGAGCTGTTGGCCGCTTCAATAAACATGTCTGCTCCGGCGTTATCGATGGATATTAAGTCTGGATTGAAGTGTTCTAATATATATTTAAGGTATTTTACATGCTTGCTTAAGTTTCCTAATCCCGCATAGTTATGAACAAGCGTAGACGTTTCCTTCTCTTCGTCTACCTCCATAACCGCTATGCCGAAGTAATCCGCGCTAGGGCTATCACTCATGTTGGGGTCAATTCCAACGACGTATTTAGTGTCAGGTCTTCCCGTTATTAATGTCGTTGGATTTTCACCATCCGGGATTGTGCATTGGTGCATTTTAATTGCGCTAAAGTAGCTATCACTTCCGTCTGTAAACATGGCGCAGTATTCCCGCTGAAACGATGCGTTCGAAGTTCCCCCATCTTGAGCCGCTTCGATGATGCTGTGATCAATCATATGCTCTGGCAAAGCCTCGTACCCCATCTGAGATATGAAATATCTAGAGTCCGATAACTCCTTCCCGTAAATCTTATTAAGCCATTCTTTGTAAGTTTTATATAAGTTCTCGAAGGTATAGCTCGCTGAGGAAAGGGCTATCATTTTGCTATCGTTTTCAAAAACCATACGGTCTTCTTCTGTCATGAGCTCCTTCTTTATAAGGTCGTCTTCCATTTCTCTTATCTCTATTCTTTCCTTCATGTTCTGTGGTGCGACCAAGAAGGGCATCAGGACTGTGTTAATTAAATCTTCAGGCAGCAGGAGGTACTCATCGAGCAGCAGTACGTTTGCTCGAAAACCACGGATTTTTTCTCCGTTAAGGGGGATCGCGGTGATGGTTCCCCCGTTTATTTGCCATTGAAATTGGTCATTCCTTTTTGATTTTGCTCCGAAACACTGCATTAGCAACGTTGCCCCTTCGGAGTCGACAAGTCTTTCTAGGTTTTCGAAAATAAATCTAGCAGTTCTAAAAGTCGGACCCGCTACTAAAATCTTAGTTCCGGGGTTGAATATGCACTGTAAAAAGCAAAACACGGAAGCAATGAAGGTCTTACCACAGCCACGACCCCAAACGCACATTGAAAAATTACCCTCCATCATCCCTCTTAAGGTGATTTCTTGAAACGGAGCCAACTTAAGGCCGGAAATCAATTCGGTAGTTAAACCTAAGTTTCCATGAAGGAATCTAGCTAAGGACACTTTAGCTTCCTGATCAGAAAGCGGCCCCTCCAGCTTTTGCATTTCTTCATTAACGTGAATGAAGTTCTCTTTTTTATATTTGTCAGGACAGTACCACATTATAAACTCCTACGGGATCAATAAAGTATCGAAATTGGTGAACCTATAAATGCAAGTATTATATTTTGTATCGAAGGTAAGGGTGGGAAACTTAAATGGTTTTGTTTTGTTCATTTTATAATATATCTAAATCGTATGCGTATTGTAAGTCTATCTTCTTGTGAAGACATCCACTAAAAAATATTTTCTTTATAACTCTTTTCGACTCCCCTCTTCCCTTAACAAATAAAAATTGTATATGAGGGTATTTTTGTATTAAGAAGCGGACATTATGGAAAATGTATTCTGGAGTAACTTTTATCTTTTTAGAGATGTAGGGTAGATATTTAAATTTACATGCGTTATTTAAGGTATCCTCTACGAGAACGATTAACTTTGCCTCCATTTCTTTTGCGCGTATTATCTCTTTTTCAAATCTTTCAAAATTTTTGACGCTCAATGTGGAGATAAAATCAGCTAAAGATTTCCTCTCTATATAGCAATTACAAGTTAGCTTGGGTTCGCTGAAGGTGTAGTCGCCTACTGACAAGGTTTTAATTTCCGTGGGGTAATCGTCGAAAGTGAGCGGGAGTTGTTCTCTAGTGTCGACATGTATCGAATATTGTGGTTTTTCGTATTCTTTACCTGTAGTCATTTCTGTGGGTTTTTCGTATTTATTTTTAAACCCTAAAGACTCACAAAACGAATAATAATCTCCGAAGATTTCATCGTAATACTGTATGGGGGGAACCAAAACCGTCCTCATCTCCGTCTGGGAAGGGGTGTATATTAAGTCCTTCTTATCCTTTCTTTCTACGAGGACTTTTTCGCAATATTGTTTTGAGCTTTCGATATCTCCGTTTTTTAACCATAACCTTAGAGTGGTTCTCGAATTGAAGTCTGTAGAAAAATACTGCTCTTTTGTTTTGAATTTAATAATTTTTCCATCATGTAAGTCGTGCCTTGGGTAATATTTTTGATAGTACCCAACCACGCGTAGATCATGCACTTTTATATGAGCATGCAGTTGCCTGTCGGTTTTGAATTCCTTTTCGCAAGCTTTACATATAACTTCGTTGTCTTTTGGCTCGCTCATATTTCGTTTTCATCTATGCCAAGAATCCTAGCCTTCACTTCCTCTATGTCGGTTAACTTTTCCGACTCCTCTCGAACAGCCCTTCTCCTTAGCTCAGCAAGCTTTATAAGCTTTCGCCTACTTTCTTCCTCCTTCCAGAGGGCTACTAAATTTAAGATGCTTGCGTTTTCTTTTATTTGGTTTTTAAGTAAATCACTTCTTTTCTGTTTCAGGTCTCCGAGTAATTTGTGCTGCCTGTTTACGGATTGGTTATATTCTGTTTCGGTTTTCCCTATAGCCTCCACAAGGGACATGGAGGCTCTACCGTCCGTATCCTCAACGATAGCGTCTAGTAGTCTGGTTAAATGCTCCTTCCTTCTCTGTATGCTGGCGGCAATAACTACTTCAGACGCAAGGACTATGTATTGATCCACCTCTTCTTGACTTAAATCTGGCTTGTCGTTTGTGTATCTAATAAAGCTAGACTCAAACAGCTCTCTATCTGTCGTAGTGGTATAAGTATTAATTTGATACGAAAATCTATAAGTAGTTAAATAATTGATTAACGATTCTGCGTTTCTTTTTATTCTACTTGTAATTTTGCTTTTGTTTATGCTGTTGTTCGTGTACTTATTAATTCTGAAAACCACCTTATCGAAAGTTTTCGGAGGCTTGTATCCTCCGCTCGGGATTTCTTCTGGACTCTCAAAAGTGGCGACGTCTTCGCTAAGGGAGGTGATGTAATCACCGATCATTCTCGCTTCTTGATTTAAGTTCGTAAGTTGAGGGTTTGCGAAAATCATTCTTGCGATTTCCACAGAACTCATAAATTCTACATTGTTTTTTATAAAAGTTTCATCCTCCTCAGTAAGGTCAATTTTTTGTATTGGTTGATAATCACTAGAAGCTCTAGCCTTAATGTCTCTCGTACCGAGAAATTCCTTGACCGCCCTCCCTTCTTTAGTCCTACCGTCGAAACCCTGATCCGGGAAAGCTAGCTTAATGAGCTCTAATAAAGACGGAGGGGAATCTGGTCTAGAGTTCCACTCTTTTAAGATAATTTCCTTTTGTTCTTCTGTTAGTTCGTAATTATTCATTTCTAGTTTTTTCCAATGCTTCTTTTATCATGCGGCTGGAGTCTTTTTTATATTTTTCGTTGAGATTCTTCTTCTCTTTTTGTAGTTCCCAATACCCGTTCCCGTAATCAACGAAAAGCTCCTCCCCTTCTTCAATCTCTCTCAATGTTATAAGGTTGAATAATGGCAAATTAGGAACAGGAAAATAATAAACGTTGTAACCCATGTCTAATGCTTTTTTTCGATTTTTATCATCGTTCAGAGTTAAGTCTTCTTTTTCTCCCCTGTCTTTCCATGTTTTAACATCATTTATAAAGCCACCAAACCCGATAGGGCTTTGGGCAAAAATTGGATCTGCATCAATTTGACAACGCAATATCGGGTGACCGATAACATAGTCCATATATATTTGAGTCATCCCCGGTGCTATTGTATGATGGTATCTCTCTTTAATTTCTTCTATCGAAAACACTCTACAAGTTGACCAACCAACTATTCTGCCGTCTTCCACGTTGAAAGAGTAATTGTCTGTCGGCATAAAAATATCTCCTTTATACTGACACACGGGCGTTCCTTTCGCAGTCTTTACGCCGGCAAAAGCCCCCAACCCCGCATTAGGTATAGTCGAGATTCCTATTTTTAATCTATATGCATAGTCGTCTATAAGCTTCATAGTAGCTCGATTCCTTCTTTATCTATACATTCTTTAGCTTTTTTTAAGATACTTTTTTTGAGGTTTTTAATTTGCTTGTACCCCGGACGTCTGTTTTTTTCATTAGAAGTAAAGCCTAGTGAGCTAGCGACTTCATCTTCCTCTAGGTGCTCGATATAAAGCCCCTTGTAAACCGTCCATTCATTAGCCTTTAAGACTTCTTTCATTTTTACATGCATTTTACCTATTTGATGCTCTGTATCTATGTAATCATCAAATCTGATGGAATTGACTTCAGAGGTGTGGTCTTCCAAGGCTAAAGGTATTTTTATGTTATAAGCTGATCTTTTCGTTTTTTCCCATTTCGCATACAGCGGGCAATCTGCGCATTGTGTTTTATGTATTTTGCACCCGAATTCGTTTTCGGCTGCTTCACATTTTAAGCATGGTCTTGCAAAGTTGCCGTAATGATTTCTTATTAGGTTTTTAATTTGATTAGATATAATTCTATTAAGCCAAGGAGCTAGAGGCTTTTGGACATCGTATAAATACCACTTCTCATATATATGCACCCTGATGATCTGGGATACATCGTCGTAGTCCATCCAGTTTAGAGAAGTCAGGCTCCATTTATTACTCCTTTTTCTGATCTCTTGATTTATGAAATCGAAAGACTCTTCAAAAGTGGGTTTTTTTTTAGGCTTTTTGTTTTTCATTCGCTTTCAGGCGAACCGTTGCTCCTCAAGGTTCCCGCCTCTTTTTGGAATTGTTCGCGGAATTCTTCGGGAGACACATTATCTAGGATATCGATCGGATCAAGCGCTGTGCTCGCTCCAGAAGCGGTTCCCATAACGTTCTCTATTGACTCTGATCCAACTCGATTAACTTCCACATCAATGTCTAATTGAGAAATAGAGGGCACCCTTTTTGCGTCGTAATCTGAATCGTCGTCTACTGGCGAAGTGTTTGCTTTTACGGACCTATCCGAACCAAGACTTAGGGATGCGCCACAGCCATGACAGAACCTAGGCTTATCTCTGACTGAAAACTCAATTTTAGCCCCACAACCTTGACAGTAAATCTTCATGCTTTATTATAAGGTTTTAAATAAAAACCTACAAAAAGAAATTAAAAAAGTGTAACTTGGCTAGAGCCCTAAGTAATTTAAGTATTCCTTAGGGGTTTTGAACTTTATTAAAATTTCGCGAACTAAATCTCTAGGTATCCCCTCGGATAACACGAAACCCTCGTCTTCCGCCCATTGCCATTTTTTTTTGTTTACCTTAAAGCAGGTGAGGGTATTGTGGATTTCATTTTCCTCCAGAGCTAGACATACGAGTTTTTCTTCAGAAGCAAGGAAGATTACGTGATCTAACCGAGTTTCAATCACAGAGAGAGGTACGCCTTTTCTTTTCGCTAAAACCTTTAAGTTGTCAAACTCTTGCCTCAGAGCTTGATGCATTTACTTTTCCTCTTTTCTGCATTTACAGGAGCACTTACCCTTTTTGCAACGCCTCCAAGATAAGAGGCTCTCGGCCTCCCAGAAGGCTTTCCAGTTGTCTTTAAGCCATCTCGCTAACCACCCGTGATCCGGGTCTTTTTTCTTAAATTTTCCTATATGTGAGCTCCAGATTCCCATGCCTTTATGTTCCCAAATACCGTTCTATTAATTTACCCATCATAGCCGCAACGAAACTCAAGGTTATCGTGGCCCCTAGAAGGTATAGAAATATAATTGTCGCGTCTTTCATTTCTTCGGATACTTACACCTAAATTAAATTAACTTATGTGTTTTAGTTTTTTTGTTATAAATTTAACTAACTCCGACCGCATAACATCGTCTTCCGTGAACTCAAACGAATGCACCCCCATGTTCATACTTTCTTCATCGGAAAAAACCCTTGATAACTCTTCGAACCCTCCCCGTATGTTTTCGTTTTTTAAATCGGTTTGCATCGGATCAGCTAAGACAAAGCACCTACACCCTTCCCCCATCCTCGTAAGGACTGTGACGATTTCCTTGAATGAGCTATTTTGGGCTTCGTCTAGAATCACGCACTTATTCTTCCAATTCATGCCTCTTGCGAAGTTTACGGGAAACATTGCGACCCTTTTTTGCTCTTCCAATTTTTGAGCAGTACTTTCAGCCAACAACTCGTCGAGCTTGTCGAGGAGAGGGAGATTGTAAAATCTTAGCTTCTCGTTTGCGTCGCCGGGTAAATACCCCAAGCTTCGGTCAGAGCTTTCTACAGCAGACCTAAGGTACATTATATCGTCTATAGCCTTCATATTTAAAAGCTGCAAACCGCAATATACCGAAAGCAAGGTCTTCGATGTTCCGGCCGGACCATTAACGAATATTACTTTAGTGGAATGGTCTAGGGCTATTTTAAAAAAATCCTTTTGTTTCTCTGTCCAAGGAAATTGATTTATTTTTATTTGTCTTTTTATTGGATTCGGGGTGTTGAGTGACGTATTCTTAACGGACGTATTTATGTCTTCCGCTAAGTCTCTAGCACCACGTATTTTCACCCTTCCCTTCGCAGGAACGCCTTTGTCTTTCATGGTTGCAGGTAATTACACCATTTTTTAAGAAAAGATCTCATCATTCATTAAATGATTTATAACAGAGTACTTGTCCTCAGTATAGCTAGAGTAGTAACTTACGTTCACGTTATTACGAATAAAAAAATGACTATTGAAAGTCCCCTTATACATCGCAAAGGTATGGAACTGGTTAGACTGTTCTCTTTCGCATATTTTAATTATTTTATTCTTAAAAGGGCCCGTTAGACCCTTGTGGTCCACTGAGGATAAGGAAAACTTGGTTTTATATCCAAGCAGCTCGCTTATTCTGAAAACACTGTACGCCGATATCATAGACGCGCTATCCGTCGGCAAAAGAACCACTTCCCTTATGACTGGAAATACTTTGTCAAAATTTTTAGATTGTCCGTACTGAGACCCAATCATTCTTAGGAAGTTTCGTCTCCAGTTCTTCGACACAATTGTAATACCGCTTAAAGGTTCGGATTCTGAGGCAGCAACAATGGGGATCTTGAATACGAATCTTTTATCATCTCTTTTAATGATGGTTTTATTTACCCAAGATTTAGAGTTGTAGAACGAGTCATCAGCAAAGATTACTTTTTCTACATTACCAACCACTTCGAAGTAACTCTTGAAAGGGAAAAAATTAGGCTGTAAAACTGTTATTTTCATACTGCGTCAAAAAAGAATATTTGAAAGAGCCTTGAGTTTTCTTTCGTATCACCAAAGTATTCAGAGGCGGCATGTATAGACTTAGCGTTAAAAATAAAAAGCCTATTATACACATTTCCAACTACATCAACGACCTCTAGACCTGATTTGTCATAGAAATTATTTTTAAATATTTGATAATTAAGTTTCCCCCTGCTCACGCCAAGTCTTTCCGAGTCGCTTTCGGTTGGGCTCGCCCGCAGTCCCGTACTTTTACTTCCGTATAGCGTCGTACCGCATGCAGCTGGCGCGTTAGGGTGTAAAAAGATCATAGCCGCATGACTTTGCGCGTCGACATGGTAGACTAAAGAGTCCTGCGCTACGCAAAATTGAAAAACGCCATTATGGGGTTGGCTCTCCCAGCTAGTGATCTTTTTATCCAGAGCTTTCTCAAAAAGGATTTTTAAATCATCTGTAATAAACTTTTTTACCGATCTTTGCCCTTTGTGGTATTGGTCGTTTTGTTGGAATTCGCAAGACAGGGCAAATTTCCTTACCGCGTCTGGATCTTCGTATACGTTATCTATAATAACGACGTCTGTATTTAGTGTGCTTGAAATTTTCAAGACGCCTTCGCCCCCTCCTTCTCCCTCGTCTTCTCTCTTGTCTTCCCCCTCGCCTTCTTGCAAAAGACCCCCTTTAACCCCCCCTTCTATCTTGTAAATTTTTTCCCATTGGCTAGAGCCTGTTTTTAATACTTCTATATTTATATCCCCCGAGGGTTTAACCTTTTCGTTTATTTTAATCGAGAAACCCGAGTGAAGCATGCTGCTTCTCACGACATCGATAGCTTCAAGCGACTGTTTGTCGGTAGCCATTACAGTGCCGTAATGTTTTTGTACGTCTTCCCTTACAAAGCCATGTTGACCCGGAAACGTTTTATTGTTTTGGCTTAATCGTATTTCTTGTATCGGAGATTTCGAATAAGAAAAGCACCACCCAGAGATACTAGAAGCTTCCCCATCGTTTGACGCCTTGTCCAGAGACACTTTAACATCGCTCAATAACGATTCATGCATCTTTGTGGTCCTTAATTGTCTTCACGAGTCCTTTGGTTAATTGCATTTTAGGATTCCACTTTAATTCTTTTTTTATTTTCGAATTATTGATAGCATACCTAAAATCATGACCTAGTCTATCTTTTACGAAAGAGACGCATTCTTCGGGGTCTTTCTCTAATATTTTACAAATTGCATAGATTATTTCTAAATTAGTTTTTTCACAATTAGAGCCAACCAAATACGTCTCCCCGAGTTTTCCCTTAGTTAAGATTTTCCATATAGCGCTACAATGATCTTCTACGTAAATCCAGTCCCTAATGTTATCTCCCTTGCCGTACACAGGTATATTGCATCCATTTAATAATGAATCTATAACGGTGGGTATGAATTTTTCTTTATGTTGGTTCGGGCCATAGTTATTGCTGCAATTCGAAAGCGTTATCGGTAAACCATGCGTATGGAAATAAGACCTTACTATAAAGTCTGAAGCAGCTTTAGAGGCTGAATATGGATTTCTTGGATCATAGGGGGTATTTTCTGAGAATGGTTTATCACCTTTAGATAAGTGACCATAAACTTCATCAGTTGATACATGATGAAATCTCTTTATTTTGAATTTTAAGGCCGCTTTAAGCAGGCTGTGTGTACCGAGTATGTTTGACGATAAAAACGCGTCAGCGTCCAATATGGAGCTATCTACGTGTGTCTCTGCCGCTAGATGGACTATGTGTGTTATGTCGTGTTTATAAAAGGTGTCGTAAGTCTTCTTATGATTTGATAGGTCGTATTTTTCTAGAAGGTATTTGGGGTGGTTTTTGAATTTTTTCGTATTGCTTAATGACCCTGCATAAGAAAGACAATCGACATTAACAAGTTTGCAAATTCGTTTTTTTTCTATAACGTGTTCTATAAAATTAGAACCAATAAACCCACATCCGCCTGTAACTAATAAATTCATTTCTTTTTAATAAAAATAAAAACGGAGCCATAATCTTGCCCCAAATTAATACTATGACTTTCAACTATATCAACAATTTTATATTTTTTCTCGATAATGTTTTTATGCTCCTCTAAAGAAGCGATAAACGGGTCCACCGATGGATGTTCTACCCCAGAGCATGCTTCGTCTTGTCGGGACCAATCTATAATACATAATCCTTTTTCGTTTAAGCAAGACATCCAAGCGTCTAAACACTTTTCGGGGTCATACGTATGATCAAAAGAGTTAGAATAAATGAAATCCACGTTATCTATCCATTCTTTTTTGACTTCGTGAAAGTCCCATTCTATTGTATGTTCGAATTGAGTGGCTGTATTTGATATTTCCGTTCCAAGTACTTTTACCTTTTTACCAAGCGACAGGAAGTCCTCCATTAGCCTTTTTTGTTCTTCTCCTCTTCTGGTTCCATGACACAAACCGAAGGCAACGTCTGGATTATAGTTTATGACGTACTCCGCGATTTCATGTAAAGTATTAACGTCGACCCATACCCAATCTAATTTTCTTTTATTAGCCTTTGTTTGAACCTCCTTATACTCTGCGTAGCTTTTGTATTTAAAAATTTTCATTAATAAACTTTATTTTTGCCAAGAAGCAAGTGACTCCTCCAAAGCTTCTACGGTGTCTCTCATCTTAAAACCCGTGGATAAAAGTTTAGAATTATCTAATAAACAATTAGATCTTGGAGCTTTTGCTCCAAGTTTGTAAAATTCTTCTTCAGAATCAAAAAAATCAAAATTATTATTTAAATTTAAATGACGGCTGATGAGGGAGCATACCTGCTCCGTATCAACCGAGCCTGTGTTTGTTATATTATATGTTCCAAAATTACAAGTTTCTGTTATTAAGTGCATACAAGCATCTACAAAATCTTCTTTATGTGATATTGAATTCTTCATATTCAAGAGTTTGTCATAGTTTTGTAATTTAGAGAGATAATTTCTAGGGTGATCTACGTTATCAAAAGGTATTCTTAATCTACATATATATGCTGCTTTATCTTTTAATACTTCTTCGCCTAAGGCTTTGGTGCCTGAGTAGAATGAACCTTCTACTTCAGAGTTGAAGCAAAAATTAGGAGGGTCTTCTTCGGTATATTCTTTATCATATCCAGTATATATGCAGCCAGACGAAATATGAACATATTTAATCATTAGCTCCGAACATATACCCGCGATCATTTCAGGAAATAATACATTACCTTTAATACATTCTCCTTTATTATCTTCACATGCATCGACATTGGGTTTACCAACATATCCAGCGCAATTAATCAAAACATCAAAGGTCTTCGCATTTGCTCGCAAATAATAAAAAATTCTATGAAAATTAGTATAGTCTAAATCTTCTCTAGTAATAGCGTGATATTCAATATCTTCTTCCATGAACTTCTTGATAAAAGCCTGACCGATGTATCCCGTTCCTCCAAGTAATAGTATCATGATAATCCTTCTAAATATTCCCTGTAATCGCTATCCGGCATCTTGGCCGCTATATCCATTAATTCTTTTTTATTTATTAATCTTCTATTGTAAGCAGCTTCTTCTATGCATCCTATTTTAATTCCTTGTCTTTCTTCAATGACTTTAATGTATTGTGATGATTCATGCAAGGACTCAGGAGTACCAGCGTCTAACCATGCGCAGCCGCGATTCAGCTTAAGAGCTTTTAATTTATCATGAGCTATGTATAGATTAATAACAGAAGTAATCTCTAATTCTCCTCTCGGAGAGGGCTTAATAGATTTAGCATAATCAAGAACATCTTCATCAAATATATATAGCCCCGGAATTGCATAATTACTACTAGGCTCCTCAGGTTTTTCACTCACACTCATAATTCCTCCACTTTTCTTGAAATTTATAACGCCATACCTCTCTGGATCTCTAACTTCATAGCCAAATATAATACCGCCGGATCTGAAATTATGAAATGCCCTTTTAAGTACTCTCCCTCCACCGGAAAAGATGTTGTCCCCCAAGATTAAAGCAACTTTTTCTCCTTTTATAAAGTTTTTAGCAATTAAAAATGCCTGAGCTATACCCTCTGGCTTCTTTTGAACCTTAAAACATAAATCAATACCCATATAAGGAATATTTTTTAATATTTTTTTATAATTATTAATATGTTCAGGAGATGTAATTATACAAATATCATTTACGCCGTTTTCAATCAAGGTGCAAAGAGGATAGTATATCATTGGCTTATCATATACCGGCAAAAGACATTTATTCTGTATTTGGGTTGTCGGATACAACCTAGTCCCATTACCTCCGGCTAAAATTATGCCTTTCATGCTTTTTTTTAAATAAACCTTTAAATTTGATGTGATGTATTCTAGCAGCGAAGACCCAAAACGTCAAACTTAGCGCGCCTATGTGCGCGGGCGAATATTTATTAATATTTATTCATAGGGTTTGAAATTCTCGGGCAGATTTATTTTATGCCCCCAGCACCCCGTTATGATTATTAAGTCGAAATAAAAACGGAAAATAGGGGGGGTCGTTAGTAGGTCGTGCTTTTTTGTATTTGTGGGATCTCGAGGCTGGTTCACCGGTTCATTTCGCACAGAGCGATGCGCCCAAGCCCTCCGAGGGGATTTCGACCCCCTCGCACACTTTATCTAAGAGCTTTTCGGTTTCTAACTGACTTTCATCAATCCACTCCTCTAAGTCAAGGCGATCTTGTTCGTTTAGTTCGTCGTATGCGTTTTCAGTCATTGGTGTAATATACCACACAAACGGGTGCTCGTCAATCGCTTTCTTTAGCTTTCTTCATCCTCAACGGGGTGGAGAAAAGGGCCGAGGTGGGCATTGTCCCGCTGCCATTGGCGGGCAAGCTCTCGCACTTGTCTGCGGGTATCATTCCAGCGTTGCACACGGGCCTCGGTCTTGCGTTGTTCTTCTCTTACTTGTTCCGCTGTCATTGTTATAATATACCACACAAATGGCCTCTTGTCAATGACTTTCTTGATAAAAGGTTATCCACAGGCTGTGCGTAAGTCTTCATGGTAAGTTATGGGAGCGCGGGGTGCCCGCCCGATGTCAAGTTACTAGCAAAAGTTATTCACACCTTTTTACCAGTCAGGGTACTCATTGGCATCGTGCCAAGCATCATCAGCGGGTGAGCCATACCCATCCTCTGTGCTGCTACCACAGCACCCACAGCAAGGCGCGTCCTCGCAACGCCCGTGAGCTTCCTTATAGGAGGGCTCACCATAAGCCACGCCAAGAGCCTCGGCCAATTCGGGCTGCTCTAGTTGGGCTTCAACGTCAGGGGTGATAGCCTCCTCGCAGGAGACTTGAATCATATCGTGTAGGTCGTTCATCATAATTTTAATTCCCTTGGGCGATACGGTCATAAAGGCCACCCGCTCTGTTTTCTGCGGAGGTGTCGGGATAGTCAACTTCCCCCTTGGGAAGCTTCGTCTCGAACACAGTGACAAAGGTGGGCTTGCCAAGGCCACACGCGCGACCCATATGGGCGGCGATGTGGAGGGCGTGTGCCGCGTCGCGTGCGTCGATGGTGGCAACTTCGCCGTAAGCAAAGTCAACTTCGTAGGTATGTTCGTCGTTCATCATTAGTAAGAATATAACACAGATAAGGGTGATTGTCAAGGGGTAAGTTATTCACACACCCTTCTCATAGATGGGGCCATTATCCGCCCAGCAGTCGGCGTGAACCTCCTCCACTTTAGAGGCGAATTTGTCCCCGTCAAAACGAGGGTGGGACGCCATAAGCAAACCGCCTATGTCAAAGACGAGTTCATCGCGGTTGGCCTTGTCGTGGACTTGACCGATGACCTCGGCGATGAGGGTGAAATGTTTGCGGGTGAGGTTTAGGCTTCGTGCTTCGTTAATTAACATACCTAAATATAACACACATAAGGGGGTTTGTCAATGGCTTTCTTAATAAAAGTTATTCACAGGCCGTGAGTAAGTTTTCGTGGTAAGTTGTGGGGGCGCGGGGTGCACGCCCGATGTCAACTTACTAGTGAAAGTTACTAACAAGTTACTAACGGAGGTGGCTTGTGATACTCAAGTAGAATGCGCCAAACATCAATACAATAATGCTAATGATTAATATTAATCCCATAATTTATTCTTGTGCTGAAAATTTATATTCGCCCCGATTCAAAAGGATTTCATTTACAAAAATCTTTCCATCCCTTTGCCAGTCGGGTTGATTTGTTGCCCAAGTTGCAGAGTAGGTTTTGTTTTTGTCGAGACGGATATCCGTGCCAAGCAAGTGATAGTTTTCTTTTGGTTTTACTTTCATAATTTTTTACCAGTAAAGGGTCGAAATTAAAAAGGTGAGCACCCAGAAGGGCCCAAGTATAATCAGGAAGATATGCCCAAATTCTTTATCCTGTTCTGTCATTGGTTTGTATTTCATAATCTTAAAGTGCTAGGGTGTCGATTGCTTCAATGAGCTGGAACGTGTAATCAAGCAGCACGGTAAACACTAAAAGCGTACCGGCGAACGTGACCATTGGCATCATCACTTCATCACGGAAGAGATTGTTGGCT